AAAGTGAATACCAATTCTGCCATTAGTTGTTGAATAGTTATATCCGACTCCAAAATCAGCGCCTACCGCATCGGCTACTGTGCGGTAGTAATACCTCTGGCAAGCGGCTAACTCGCCTTGAAGTGTGCCGGTTGCGGTTTGGAAATCTGTGGCTGTTGAGCCGGCTTCTACCTGAACGCCGGTGATTTCAAAATAGTCAGCAGCGCCAGCCGTTCCAACCGGAGTAAATTGGAAACGCACCGCCATTTCCGTCATACTCGTTGAAAGAGTTGCCGAATAACTGAAGCGTTGCCAAGTGCTTGTTAAGGTCGCTGTTTGACTAATAGGTGTCGCTGCGCCTGTATAGCCAGCACTTAAATAGTTTTGGTCTGTTCCTGTTCCGGTTGCTAGAGTGACCGATAACGCATCGCTCGCCGAAGAATAATTAGCACCTTTGCGAGCATAGAAAGATAAAACTACTGTCTTACCGGCAAAAGGTATTGAGGCGCTAGATTCCAAAGATTGACCAAATGGAATAACTGTTGTGTCGCTTGACCCATTATTTCTCTGAACGCGAGCACAATACTGAATGAAAGGGAGATTGGTTGTGTCATTGGTGACTTGTCTGCTAACTGTTCCTTGACCACCGGCATAAAGCATCCATCGGTCTGAAGTATAAGCACCACCACCGCCACCTGTGACGGATGTTCCTCTTTGCCATACTCCGAAATTTCCGTTAATAATCTTGTTCTTACCAGCCGCAAAAGTATCGCCACCGGCTGCCGGTGCTGCCCATTTTAGTCCGGTTGATTCAGCGCTATCGGCGGTCAAAACATAACCATTAGTCCCGACCGCTAGACGAGCTGGTGTATCGGCTGCGGTTGCCGAAATGAGATCACCTTTAGCATCGACTATCGCATTTTGAATCGCGTTAGCATCATCGGAAGTGACCCACTTGAAATCCATATCGGTATTCGAATTCTTAGCCAGCACTTGATCCGTTGTGCCGCCTTTAAGATCGACTAGCGAAGTATCAATCGCTGATCCAAGCGTTCGGATAGCTGCTGCGCCATCCTTGACTAGATCCGTATCGTCCGGAGTCTCCCAGCCGAAGTTAGTTGTGTTTGCCATTAACTAATCACTCCAATCGCGTCCTGCCATTCTAAGGTATTAAGGATACTATTCCAGGTCTCTGCCCCATTGACTTGAGCCCATTGTTGAGCCACCGCGTTATAGGCGGTCGGAGAAGCTGTCAGGGTTAGAAATAACCCATTAACTGTTGAACGCCAAGTCCAGCCCTCTACAAAGCCTTCGAATTGGCCAAGTGAGATATTAGGCGGAAGGTTATTGAGGCGGATGGGTAAGCCCATAAAGACATTTAATAAAGCGTCCCGGTCGTTATCATCGATTTCGGTGGAATGAACCGGAAAGGTTATTGATTGGAAGCGCTCGCGAGGATAAGACCGAAGGGCGATTACGCGATCGGCAAAGTCCTCGGCATCATTGGCATCCTTGATATAAGAGTTAAGTTGCTCGGCATATAAACCATAGGTCGCTTGGCTGTCGGTGTCTTGGGCTGTGTAAGAGCTATTAAAATTGTTGCCATAGTCGATAGTGACTTGATTAACGATATCGCCTTGTCGGGCAATTGAGGAGATTCCGGTGCTAAGTGCGTGATTAGCGTCTAGGTCGGTATAGCCATTGGCTACTAAATAATCCTGTCGATGGCTGGCATCGGCATAACCGATATTGCCGTTAGCATCCTCAAAGAGATACCCGCCGGCGCTTTGCGCTATTGAATTGGCTATTCCTGAGATATAAGAGTCGGTAATCTGCCGGCTTACCATTGTGTATTCGCCAGCATCGATACTGCCTAAGCCGACATCCTCAGCATTAGCCCAAGTAATCGTAGGATCATAATTAGCCCAAGTTTGAGAAGGCGAGACTTCATTCCAGTTATTTAGAAGCAGGTCGGCCAATAATTGAGTTATCTGCCCGCCATCTAAATCCTCGGTTAGGTTGCCATCGAATAGAGCTCGTTGAAGTCTAAATAGAGCGCCAAGAGCGATTATGTTGATACGAGTGACTACGGCCGTTGATCCGGCTGAATTGACCTCGAAACTAATATCTGAGATTCGGCCACCGAATAACGGGACATAATTGCCATTGGAATCTTGGACTTCGATAGTTATGGCGGTATTTATTGAGAACGAGTAATAAGTGTTATCTGTATTTATCAGAGTTAAATTACAATAACCGGCTTCGGTAAACGCGTTAATATCTTTACGCCCGGATTGAATGGTAAAGCCGACAAGGGTTATCCCGGTGACATCGTTTCCATTGGCTTTAACCCGATAGACGGGATTCCATAAGGTCATAAGACTTGGGCTGTCCCTCTAAGTCCGCCACCGCCACCAGTTCCCCGGTTAGCCGATTCATTAAGAGCATCTACTACGGCTCGCTTAAATCCTTCTTCATCGATGGCACTTGGAGCTGTCACCACAATAGTCACTCCTTCATTCCCGGCTCTAACTCGAGCAGCATCGAAAGCGGATGGTGACGCTAATACTGACGGCATATTGATTACATCGCCGGACTCTTTAGCTCGCCAGTTAGCAACGCTAGTTGGAAGATTCATCCAAGGAGTCTGATCCACAATCGCATCAGCAATCGCTTTAGCGCCAGCTTTTGCTGTGCCGCTTATTGTGCCGCCCACTGATCCGCCTACACCGCCGGATGAACTTGATCCGCCGGATGAAGTTGAACCGCCACCGGTTGAAGGCGGCGGAACTGTAATAGTCCCTCCGCTTCCCGGAAGTGTAATACTTCCCCCGCCGCCTGTTGAGCTACCTAAACTTGGCTTAGGAATTGTAGGGATATTGGGCAGGATTGGAATCCTGTTATAAGCCTCAATAATTTTATTGATGGCATCAATAGCGCCACCGACAAGACTTTTAATGCCATTTACAACCGAGCCAATAATGTTAATAATTGAGCCGATTGCTTTGCCTACTGTTGTTATTGCTCCGACTAAAGCACCCTGAAAAATCGGGACTAAATAATTTTTAGTAAAAGCCCATAAATCTGCCATAGCTTCGCGGTTATTGTTAAATGCTGTGATGATTGGATCGATGGCCGCTGATTTAGCTTTTTGAATCATTGGAATAAAAGTATTAACAATATAATCCATAAACTTTTGGATTATTGGTAAAAGAGCCGCGCCTACCGATTCTTTTGCTTCATCGAATCCGACTTTAAGTCTTGCTATCTGACCTTCAAGAGTATTGGCTTGAACTGTGGCCGCTCCGCCGAAGGTCTTGGCTAATTGCTCCATAGTGCCATCAAGACCAAGAGTTTTAATCTCAGCTGTAGATAAACCGACACCTAAACGAGCAAGAGCTGTGGTATTACCTTCGTAGGCTTTCCCAAGAGCATTGGCAACTGTGTCTAGGCTTTTACCAGTAGCCGCGCTTATATCTAGGGCAAGGCTTAGTCCTCGATTAGCGGTAGTTAAATCTCCGGTCGCCGTAGCTAGTCGCTGAAAGGCTGGGCGTAGTTGATCGTCAGCAACGCCATTGGCTAGAGCTAATTTTGTAATCTGCTCCTCAACGGAAGCAATCTGATCATCGGTCGCCTTAGTGACATTCCGGAGAGCATTGGCTAAACGATTTTGAGCAGCTTCATCTTCAATAGCAGCTTTAACGCCTTCAATGGCTAACTTGCCAGCATAGGCGGCCGCGGCAGCCGCAGCAGCAGCAAAAGCAGCAGCCGCAACTTTGCCAAACTTCTCTAATTTACCGCCGAAACCTTCGACCTCTTTTGAGCCGGTGTCTAACTTTTTCTTCAGATCATCAACATCGGCAAGTATGGAAAGTTTAAGGGTTCTATTACCGGCCATTAGTCATCCCACTTCTTAAGTATTTTGCTAAACGCATCTTCCCATTTCCTCACTAATTCAGGCTGAATCTTGCGAAGGGTTGGGTAAATAAAATAGCCAGAGTTTCCGCGTCCTTTTGTCGGAGTTCTTCGAGGGAATTGTTTATAACGATTAGATCCGAATTCAAGACCCGCCCAGAGGACTTGTGTTGTGCCGCCACCAGAAAAGCGCTGAGAGGCAAAGCCGTAAGAGAATTCTCCGATTTTACTCGACTTGGAAACTCGAACACCATCGGCGACTCGTTGAACGGCATCGGCCGCAACTGTTCTTGTCCGGGCTGTGACTTTGATTCGGTCGGCTGCGAATTGAGCCAGCGCGTTAGATTCGCGTTTAGCTTGGTCGATAGACTCTTGATCCATCGCTTTGAAAGCCGCCATAATAGAACGAAGCTCGCGGCGATCATAAGAGATCGGCTCATTTGCCATTCCTTCGCTCCAATACTTCTACGGCCGTTAATAAATCTTCCGCGTTCTCCCAGTATTGAACCGGGATGCCGGTTGCTATCGCCAACTCAATTAAGAGTCGGTTTAGGCTTCCGGCTGGATAGCTTTTGGGTTCTCAGGTTCTCCGATTATTAGCTCATCGACCGTTAATTCCCATATGTCGTAAGCCTTTGTCGGTTTCCCGGCTGCGGCTCTGACATAGGCGGAATGGGCTAAGAATAAGAAGTCGGTCTGCTGGTAATTACTAATGTCGGTCATTTTATAAATCGACTTACCAGTTTTCCTTTCCCACTTAGCCCACTCAGGAAGCCCTGCGGTGTAGGTTTCCACTTCGCCGTTTGTGTATTTAATTGTTAGGTTTAACTTCATCTCCCGATCTCCCTATTTCTCTTAGCTGAATGTCTCGGTTGGTGTGCCAACTACTGTCATTGTCCAAGTATCTGTCAAAGCTCCGGGAGCTGCGCCACCGGCACTTGGAAAGATTGGAAGGACATTGAAAGCGAATACTGCGCCGGAAACTGCTG